CGATGTGCTAACGCTTGAGACATCTAGCAGTGCGTTAGGAGTAGCGCCAATCCCCACCCGATTATTCGTTGAGTCAACAACAAGGGTATTGGTATCTACTGTGAGGTCATTGGATAGACTGACGTTCTCACTAGAATCAATCGTAATCGCAGTGCTTGTGGCGTTATCGTCGATGCCTGTGGAGGTAAGATTCCCTACCGTGATAGCGTTGCTAGTTGTAGCCCCACGCCCTGTGACAGAATCAAGCGTATCAGTTAAAATTTGTGCAGGTTGCGTTCCAAGATAAGGCATCAGGTAATCTCCATTAGTCCAGCAACAACATCAATGGCTGATCCGGTTCCTGCCTGAACCTTCAGAGCATCGCCAGTTTCCAAGATATATTTCTGACCAGCTAATGCCTCAAGAGTGGTGTTTGCAGGAATTGTGACGCTTTCTAAAAGCTGATGCGTAGTTGCCGCTGAAGAATCAGAAAACTGCACTTGAACAGTGACACTTGATGCGGTTTTGTTAGAAAGCGCAACTCCCAACACAACTGTAGTCGTGCTTGCAGGAGCCGTATAGAGCGTGTCATAAGCGGCATTATTGACGTTAGCCAGAGCCGCATTTTTAAAAGTATTTGCCATAATTTTATCCTAAAGCGATTGCCAGAGCCGTTACATCGTCTACGGTTGCTTTTGTATCTAACTGAGTTTGTATATTTGAAGTTACACCATCTACATAATTAAGTTCTGCTGCGGTCGATGTAATAGCTGTTCCGCCAATTGAAAGAGTTGTTACATTCGCTTGACCATTTACATCTAATAAATAACTTGGAGTAAGAGTTCCTACACCTACACGATTATTTGTACTGTCTACATGAAAAGTAGGAGAATCAATTGTAAAGTCGCCTTCCCACTCAGGAACATGAAACTTTCTTCCAAAATCGATAATATAATCAACTACATCGCCCGTTGAAAGTGCAGGGTCAAATGTAATTGTAGAACCTGAGATAGTAAAGGAATCTCCAGGCTCCTGGGTTATACCGTTTACAGAAACAATTAATGCATTTACATGAGAAGGCGTATACGCACTAGAATTTAAAGTAAGGTTATAAGTTGCTTGTGAGTTTACAGTAGTAATTGAATCAAGCTTTGTTGGATTGTGAAGTGTTGCAGTGCTTGAAACTGCGATAATTCTTACTTCATCATTTGCTGCAAGAGCAGTACCAAATACTACTGAAGTCCCATTTGTTGCGGTATAGTCAACTCCGTCATCTTGCAGTACTCCATTAAGGAATACCATAATTGAATTTGCAGTATAGCTAAGAGTTGCAGAATTACTGTCTGTGCCAGAAAAAGTAGTCTGATTGGCACTCGCAGTAAACTCGTACTCAACCATGCCAGCATCGGCGTATTGGTATATAGTTTCACTACCGATTTCTTTTATTGTACCGCCGTCATTAATATAAAACTTCTGTGCAGAAGTATCAATAGCAACCTCGCCATTTGCAAGGTTGTTGGTAGTTGGCGTAGTAGTGCCTCTTTTTAGCTTAATTATCTGAGCCACAAAAAACTCCTAGATTAGAATATGCCGCCGTCGATAGTTGTGATTTGGGTTTCAAAGTTGGCATCTGTAAGAATATCTTCTGCAGTTCCTGCATTATCGCTTACTTGCCATAGATCCGTGGTTTCATTCCATCGCAGATATACATTCGTAGCTGTACCTCTTTCAACTTCTAAACCTGCATTCTGAGAAGGAGTGCCCGTCTCATCAGAGTTAAGAAGAATAATATTGTCGCCAATATCTACAGTATTTGAGTTAACGGTGGTAGTTGTACCATTTACAGTAAGATTTCCTGCAATTGTTACAGCACCATCATCTGCAATTGTCATCGCAGTAGTAAATGAATTTACACCACTGCCGCTAGTTGTGCCGTCAGCAGTTTGGAAAAGAATTGAACCGCCCGCACCCGCGCCTGTACCTGCGCCAGCTTTAATAGTAAGATTTGTACCGGCTACATCAGTACCTGAACCATCTACACCATGAATAACTTCCATACCATCAACGGTTGTAGTAGTTCCAGAAGTATCCCCAAGAGTGAGCTCGGTGCTGCCAAGGAAGGTAGAATCATTCGTAAGAGCAAAAACACCATTAGTTGCAGTAATGCCGCTACCAGCAACGAGTGCTGCGATATCTGCCCAAGTGTCCTTTACAGTTGCATCATTTGCGTCACTTTCGTCTACAAAAGCTAGCCAGTCATTTGCAGGGTCAAATACGGTATTTGTAAGCTCTGCGAAATCAAGAGTAAGTGTAAGAGTATCGGCGGTACCGGAACCCCCCGCAGCGGCATCAATACCAGTTGCAGAAATTGTAAGAGTGTCTCCCCCAGAAACAGTTGTACTAGAAGAATCATCTCCTACTAAAGTCCACGAAGTAGAAATTGCAGCCGTAGTAGCACTGGTAACGTGTCCTCTAGAGTCTACAGTAATAACCGGAATCGCGGTTTGAGAACCATAACTACCCGCAGTAACGCCAGAAGTATCATGATCAATTGCAAGAGTGATAGTAGTTCCGCTCTTATCAACATATGTAGTGATAGGAGCATCACTAGCTATAGCGGGACTTGTATTACCCGTGGTAGCTCCTACAATATCAAGAAGGTCTTGAATATTAGAATTTTGATCGGATCCTGTATCTGCACCTGCTTTAAAAGGTACTGTAGAACCAATTACAAGATTGCCAGTGCTACCATCAGGATGCCCGATAAAAAGTTTATCAGAATTACTTGTATAGGCGAGTTCGCCTGCTGCTAAGCTTGAAGAAGGAGCAGCCGAAGAAGTACTACGCTTGATTTGAATCGTTTGAGCCATTTAAGAGTCTCCAGTAGCCTTTAAAAGGCTCCTCCGTCTAATCGACTATCTACCTGAGTAGCTAGTAGTGGGTACCAATCGGTGACCCCGTTGAGTGTTCTATAGACGTAAAAAATATCGTTTGCAGTATCGTACCAAGTATCGCCCTCTTCTACATTTGTAGTGGGTGTCGTACTTCCACGAAAACTTTGATCTGCTAGTTCTTTTAGAGCAGTGTCTAAATAACCTGCAGAAATTGTATTGTAGGCACTTACAGTTACACTAGACGCGTCAATTACACCTGGAACTGCAAGAGGAATTGCTAAAGAATAAGCTTGAATTGTAGTAACATCATCAGTAAGATTAATCGTAATCTGATCACTACTTGCAGTGATTTCTGTTATATTTTCAGTTACTTCAATTACTGCAGGCCCAGTCATGCTCGAGTTACCTCAGGATTCACAGTTGCATTGCCTTGCATTATTCTTTTTACAACACCATCCGCGTTAGTAAAAATTTCAATATCGTAGACATATTGACCTGCTGCCATAGCCGCTGAAGTAGAGTTACTAAGTTCTATTTTCAGCGCGCCCCCGGTCGGATTTGTCTTTGTTACAGTAAAAGAAGCAGCAACTGTCGTTGACTCATGAGTCGAGCGCAGTTGCCCCCGACCGGAGTAATTGGTCAAATCCATGGCGGAACCGTTTTCCTTGAGCACTAAGTCAAGAGCAAAGTCGGATCCTTGGTCAATGAATAAGTTGTAAGTTGCTGCGCTCATTTAAATCTCTCCATGATGAAATTATAACAAAGGGGACATTTTATGTCAAGTGTTATTTTTTTGGTGGTTATTATACTATATAACCTAAAGTAACTCGTTCACTCGTTCCTTCATAAATACGAATTCTATACTGATTGTTAGTAGTGGAATCAAAATAAATACCACTACCGTTGCCTATAGTGCTTGAAATAGCTAACTGATTGGCTCCAATTGCATTTGCTGCTATCACTTCTGCTCTAAAGAAATCGGTGACTTGCGACCAACCTTGCGACCAACCGGTAGTATACTTCCAAGCTGCTTGTACAGGAGGATTTGCACTATTCTCTACAATTGCTATATTTCCGTTTGCTGGACTTGGTACTTCACTGTTACTTGGTCTTCCTAAGTTTGACCCCGCAGTTCCAGTGCTTGTTCCAGTGCCTGATCTCTTAAAGAAAAAGAATCCGGGACCGCCATCAGCTCCGTCAGAACCGTCAGAACCTCCAGGTCCAGTTGGTCCAGTTGGTCCGGTAGGTCCGGTAGGTCCTGTAGCTCCTTGATTTGATGGAGTAATAGTTATATCAAAGTTAAGCTGATATGTGGTGCCTCCACTATCTTTAATGTATAAGGCGACTCTATAAACAGTCACATTATAGAGATTTCCTCCAAAATTACCAAATGTTGCAGTAGTTGTTTCAGAACCACTAACACTTGGCTCACTGAGATCGTAACCGCTATTTCCAGAAAGTCTGTAAAGATTATATCTATATCGTCCATTGTTTGACGGATAAGAAGTAGACTTATAGTTACTATCCAATGTAAGGGCTGTAGAGCCATCATATACTTGTAAGGTTCCTCCACTTCCTGTCCAAGTTTCTGCACCTCCAGTTGTAACAGGGACAGTATGAGCTTGATTCGTATAGAAAATAGTTATTGCATCTGAACCATCAGAGCCATTAACTCCATTAACTCCATCCGCTCCATCAGCTCCAGGCTGAATACCTCCTATTGTAATTTGATCTCGTGCTAAAACAGAACCTGAAGTACTTTCTCGAAGCTCAACCTCGATCTGATCCGGCATACTGGATATATTACTTTGAGGAGAGTATAAGTATGTAGCTGTTGTGCCACTTGCTTGAACCTGAGTGTTGTTCTTTAAAAATCTATAGTATGCGGTTCCCGTAACATTATGCGATGTAGCAGTAACAGTGGTACTCGAAGGGCTAGGACTTGATCCATTTGCATTATATGTAAATACAATTGTTCCCGCAGTTAGATCTACAGCTCTTGCATCTACGCCAGCGGAACCATCTGCTCCGTCGGCTCCATCAACTCCGTCTGCTCCGTCTGCTCCGTCCTTACTCTTACCTACGGTTACTTTATCGGAAGCAAGAAGAACCCCGGGCGTCGCTGCATTCGGATCTCCATCATACATTTTAATTGTATAATTTATAGGTAGTCCTGCATAAGTAGGAGTTATAGCAGAAGTGCTTGTACTATTTGCATAATCTGTATCACTACTGCCATCATTTAATACATAATACGGAGTTATGCCAGTAGGAACAATTCCTGCCCAACTTAAAGTATAGTTGCTAGGGCTCGGACTGCCCTGATTACTGTTAAAAGTAATATGAGTTGCGCTCGAAGTTATACTAACTGCACTTGCATTTGTATTTTTTGTAATTACCTGTTTTGTTTCATAAGTTTCTAAAGTTCCATCAATAGTTACATTTATTGGATAAGTAATCGTTACTTTTTGCTGACTGTTACTCATAACACTATGGTTGGCTACAATAACAGGATCAGTTAAAGGATCATTAACACCATCAGGCGGAGTTCTACTCCCTACTGTGATTGAAGAAGCGGGGGTTAGTTGAGGAGTTCCAATATTCCAGAACGTAGTTACTCCTGCAGTACTTGCATCTGAGCTCGTATAGTAAGGAATTGACGTACCAAATGCTTGAACATTAATTTCAGCACCAGAATCGGTATAGTTTAAAACCTTGCCATTTGAATCTGCTGCCAAAGACTGAGCAGGGTTAGTATTTGTTACTTGAACTCCTGCAAAACCTTTTTTACTTTTTGTAAATGTCTGCGTTCGATAAATAGTTGATTCATTTTCAAGATTAATTGTATAAGTAACAGAAGCTACATCTGCTGTCCAGCCTTCGCTAAATTCATGATCGTCAAATGTAAGAAGTCCAGTAGTAGCGTTCCAAGTAGGGCTGCTTTCTACAATTACTGCTCCTGAAGGTACAATTCCCGAATTTGAATGAATAGAATAGCTCCATTGACCTTCCCCCGGCGTAGTTCCAGTTACATAATCTAAAATTTCACTGCCTTTTCCAACTTCGATTGTTAATCCAGAACCTTCTCCTATAACATAATTTGAGGTGGTTCCTGCAGTGCCTTCTGGAATACCATCAAAGGTTGTAGGAATACTGTGTGCTTCATTTGAGAAAGATATCCAATATCCATCTTCTGCTGCTCGAATGCCTTGTACTGTAACAATATCAAAAGCAAGAACTGTATTTGAGCCACTTTCTCTTACTTGTACTTTTACAGAATAGCTCCCAGGAAGCTCACTTCCTGAGTTGTCCCAAGAATCTGCGTTGCTGGGAACGCTTACAGTGGCAATATGGGGGTTCGGGTCATTCTGAGCATCATAGGAACGCCACGCTCCAAAACCTGTCTTAGTAAAGTCTGCAGTAGTTACATTTCCTGGCTCAAAAGTAAAATAGTATTCGGGGGAGCTAATAGATGCACTGGGTGTTGCAGTAAAGTCTAGCGGAGAATTTGTTCCGGACCCATTATAAACCGGACTTGTTCCAGAATCATTATAGATAACTGTATAATCTTCTGCTTCAAGAGTAACCGTATGTCCTGCAACACCATCAGCACCCGTAGAGCTTTTTGCTACAAATCCTTTTCCTTCGAATACATCTCCAGTATCAAACTCTTCAATAGCTTCAACGGTTATTTCTTCTACAACTCCATTATTAAATGCAATATCTGTTGCGCCATGTATATCAAATGTATATGTATTTCCTCCCGCAGAATCTGGCGGTTGATAGGATGTGTCTAACGTCCCTGAAAGACCTGAAGATTTTGCAGAAAACTTAAACTGAGGTGCTACGAAACCGATCGCAGTAGCAGTTGCAGTTATTGAAGAGTAAGAAGTTTGAAGAGTGCCAGATCCGTCATACCGCAAACTTGAAATACTTGGAGTAACAACTACTGACTTTCCGAGACTTAGATTTGGATCTATTACAAGGAATGAGTCAATGGAGTAAGTATAACTATTCTGGGAGAAACCTCTTGTAACTTCTGCAACAATAGCATGCTGTTCATAGTCAGGACGGAAGTCGCTTCTATATGCAGTTGTAGATATCGCATGATCAAATGCTCTATCTAGTCTGAGTTCTGTATCGCTAATAACTGCAGTTACAATTGCTCCGTCAGCATGAATTTGTTGAAAAGTTCCATCCTCAGTATAAGAAGTTAAATTAGAGACAATAAAGTTTTGTGGAGGGTTACTAAATGTTCCTGTATCTGCATCGTAGTCATCATACAGAATAAAGCTATAAGAATCTTGTACGTCTACATAAAAATATCTGCCATCAAGGTTGCTTGCTCCTCCAGCAACCGTTGTTTTGATAAGTATTCTATCTCCATCAGTCAGGCCGTGAGGGTTTACAACGCCTGTACCTTGTGGGTCGTTTTCTGTACTAATAGTAACATAATAATTCGGTGAAGAACCAACACTTATATCAAATATGTCTTTTGAAGGAAATATTTCTTCGCCAAAAGATACCACATCTCTTGGTAGTACAGAAGTGCTAAAGCCACTTCCTGTAACTGTATTTGAATTTTTAGGAATTGTTACGGAGCCTAAAGAAGTCCACTCATTTGCTTGACTAGAAAGATGGCTTGAGCCAGCATTAATTTCTCTCCAGAAAGGAAGATTTTTTAAAGAATACTCATCCCAATATACCAATTTTAAAGAAGTTCCTGCATATACATAGTAGGAAGTTCCAGTGGCTAAACTTGTAAGAGAGTAGTTATTTGTTATACTTCGAGTATTTAAAGGATCTCCAAGAGACGCAAAAGCACAAGGGTTTACTTGGAAAGCGACTTGATTATTCGAGTTTATACTTATCTGAGCACTTGACTTACCACCTTTTACAATACCTCCCTGCATACGAGCAACATTTGCACCGTAAGGATCTTCAACATCATACTGAGTACTAATAAAGTCCGAACTATTTCCACCTTTTGAAAGTGTGCGAACTCGGAAAGTATAAAAGCCATTTGGAACATTATCGAATCGAATTGAGGTTTGTTCCGTAAACATTGGACTTGGAAAGTTAGGGATATTATGAACAAATTCATAGCCCGAGAAAAACTCATAGTCTCTTTCTTGTGTGTTGTTATCGCTATCTGTGAATTCTTCTTGAGGTTTCTCCCATTCAATACGAAGCTCTTCGCCCGGTTGTTTCGCATCTGTTTCTAGAACAATAAATATATTTGCAGGTGCTGGAACTTCTCCCTCTGGATCTTCTACTACTCCATAGACTCCTCCATCCACAACACCAAGAGCATAGTCTTTATCTACTGCATCGTATTTTTCAATGTAATATTCTACTGCACTAATTGAGAAAATATTTTTCTCGTCATCCTGAGACACTGCAAGCACTTTATACTGCTTTGTAGAACCAAGTACTTCTTGTCCTCCGGAAACATGTGTAAGAGCCCAGACAGTTCCTGCGCCAGGAGTAGTTCCAAAATTAGCTGTAGTGGTTAGACTTGTTATATTGCTTCCGGCCGAGGTACTGACAGTATTTTCTTGAACATAGGTGTAAGGCTTCCAAGTAAGAGGAAGCGGAGTAGTTCTAGATGAATCTGCAAAGGCGCTGGAGGCTTTTTCTTCAGAGTCTACTGTTTCTGCAGTACTACTATTGATATAGACCTGCCCCGTAATTCGATCACCTTTATTATAGGTGACACCATTTACAGTAACAGTATTAAGCCCTATATAAAATGCTGCGTAACTCTCTACAAGAGTATGAAGAGTATATGTACCACTGAGAAGTTCTATTGGTCGATCTAAAGTAATAGTATTAGCGGTAGGTGCAGTAGAGCTACTTATTCTACCACTTAAATCTACTCCATATCTGTCTTTGTCCTGTACATTAATTACGTCGCCAGGGCGAATATAGGCACCATGTAGCCCTGATTTAAATGAAACTATTTCCTTTTGGTTCTGAGCAGTCCATAGTTTCCATCGGCCATATCGAATAGCCTGCCCTTCAGAAGTTGCTCCCATGGCAACAACATTTTCACTAATTAATTTACCACTAGAAGCAATTGCTTCTCTATCTTCAACTACAAGAGCTACAGGCTCATAATTGGCTGTAGGGTCATTCCAAGTAACAATTACTTGATTTGTACGATTCTTTCGAGAAGTTCCTTCATAGTTGAAAATACCATTTACAACATTTGACTTTGAAAAAGTATAGACGGGATCAGATGGAAGATCTTGAACTACATTTAATTTACCATCCATCCAATAGAGCATGCCCGTAAACATACTCGCCATGTCTTTAAGAACTTTAAAAATCTCCGTAGATTTTGACAAATAAAGATTTGCACGAAAGCGTGGTTCCATGCCGCCATTTCCGTCATCTACAAGCTCATCACAATATTGAGCAATTCTATACAGAGCATATTCATTTATATCATTTGGGTGTATCCATTTACCTGCTCCATATCTTTGATTTGTTACAATATCATAAAAAATCCATGCTGGATTATCAGTATAATATAGTTCGTCTTTAAAAGTTCCATTCCAAAAACCGCTGTAGTCTGCTACTCCATTTGTTGTATATTCTCGAGGAGTATAAGTACTTGGAATTCGCACTTTCATTCCTTCAAGTAAATAACTTCGTTGAGGTACGTTACTAAACTCTTTTGAAGAAAAAGTAATCGCAGCGGCGGCAGTATATGGATAAGTTAATTTATCCTTGATAGTTGCATTAAGTCCTGATCCATTAATACCTGCAACTGCCTGCATTTGCCACTTATCAAGATCTGTTCGTCCTCCTGCGGTTCCATCTGCCCATACCGGCATACCTGAAGGTCTTGTTAATCGAACCACTCGAATACTAAAATCATCAAAAGGCTTAAATCTATTTAATCCAATTGTATGATCAAATGCAGTGGGGGCTGTTGTCTTTCCAGAATGGATTACACTTCCCCCATGCTGGCTAAATAAAGTTTTCCACTCACTATTAATACTATCTAGAGTTGTTTGAATTTGGAATACATAATGAGCATGAGCAGATTCTTTATCTCCATTTTCTGTATTCATTGTGTATAATGCACTATATGCAATACGAATATTTACTTCATCAACTTGAGCAATTTGACTGCTAGTTAAGCCAAAACTTAAATCAGTGCCGCCTCCAAGAGCAGGGATTGTTATAGCACTTCCTGAGTTATCTGCAAATGATTGTCCTGAGGGATACCCATAAGTATCATACTTACCCCTGCCATTATTCCAACTACCGTAAGAAAATCCCGCTGCAGTTACTTCAGAAGGAAGAGTAGTGGGCTGTTTGACACTAGTATTACCTCCAGTTCCTGTGACAGTTATACCTCCTGCAACTCCATTTATATCTGAAAAAGGTGGTTGATTTGAAGTCCCCCTACGAAACTGAAAAGTGGATGCTTCTACTTTTTTAATATTATTTGCAGCTGAGGCTCCAGGACCAATTAAAGAAGGTTCAACCGGGCGAGCATCTTGTACCCAAAAAGTCCAATGTCCAGTATTTTGAGGCCAAGTAGTAGCATAACTAGCTCCTGAAGTAGTGTCAAGAGTCATACTATTTGTGCCTGTATTTACTGAGGCAATTTTAAAAGCTGCATATACTCTTAAAGTATGAGTTACAGTCTCATCAATAAATACCGAAGTAGGGGCATCATTTGAGCGAAAAACATGAGCATGAGTAGTTGTATTTACATTTACTTCGCCTTCTAGATCTAAAGTATCATCTTCAATATTGGAGCCTTTTGAAAGTTTAGCGAAAAGTAAATTATTATTGTAAGTTGTGGGAATGGTACTTGAGGTTCCATCGTTTAGAGTAACCATCAAGAAGCCATTATAGGATTCTCCTGCAGTAATCTCTGTAGCTCCAAACTGTTGATTAGCTATTTCAATAATTAGATATTTATCAACATCATTTGAAGTAAACGTATAGCCACTAGCAATTCCTGTAGTTCCTCCATTAGTAACATTAAGTGTAGGAAACCCATAAGTACCTGATGTAGCACTTAAAGGAGACCCAACATTTTTTGCATCTTCGAAAGGTACGTTATCTAGAAATACAGAACGTTTTCCATCCACAAGACCCCGAATAGGGCCTTCGCAGATCATATCAATAATACCTACATACTGCTCGGTATCTCCCCTTTGAGTACCTCGAGCATTTAAGTTTGTGGGAGTATTTAAAAATCTTCCTAAATCAACGCGCATATTGGGGGATCTCCGTTATAGCATCATTGCCGCCAGCACCTCCAGTGCCACCACCGCTTGTTGGGTCTTTTGGACCGATGTAATCAGAACCGCCTTCGGCCATATCAATAAATGTTTGATTAGCATTCTTAACTTCAAAAGAGATAGGACGTCCAGGAACTCTTAACTTACCGTATAGAACAGGAACAGGATCACCTTCTAGTATATTTTGGCCTGATCCTTGGAAAAGATAGCTTTCATCTTGTTGATTATCTACGGAAGGGTCTGGGGCCATCAATTGCTGTATGCCTGCCATACCCAAACTAATACCCATACTTATAAGAGTCATTCCTATAACCTGCCCCCAACTCATCGCGGTACCAAAAAATGAAGTACCTAAAGCTCCGCCTGCTCCATACGTTAAAACACCCACAGTAATTAATACTACTGCTGCAAGTAATTTACCTATACCAGTCTTAGACCCTGCGGGAACAGCAGTAATTATCATATCCCCCTCTTCATACTCTAAAAGTAGCTCTCGTTCGTCTTCAATAGGTTTGTCTGCAACTTGACAAGTAAAATTAATACCTTTTTCGGCACAATCAATAAGATAATTTCGAAATTCTGGAAAATTAACTTCTAAACATTGAATTACTTTGCCAAAAGTGTTTGCTTGTATTTCAAACTCTTTGCCAAATTTTTCTCCGATTTCGCCTTCTAAATATACTTTACGCAACATGCCGATAAATTCCTACTATATGCTGTGCCCAAAATGGGTATAAATGCTCTCTACACGAAAGTCTGTTTTCTGCGTGATGAAAGAAAATATCATTCCCTAGGTAAACTCCACAATGATCTGCAACATTCTCTCTTACTTGAAAAATTAGTACATCATTTTTTTGCGGAGTATCTACTTTTATATGATTCCAGTTTTTAATATTTTCTTCTGTAAAATAATCCAAACTATTTTCCCACCAATTGTCCTCAAACGGTATTCTTGGGGGTATCTTTATATTCTGCCCTGCTAAATAATCTCTCATGGCTTCGAAGCAGTCTGTAACACCAAATTCGTATTCTCTTCCAATAAGGGGATACGCTTTTGTTTTTGGCTCTAATATATTTAGTTCCATATCAGGATAGCTAAATATATAGTAAGGTATGCCTAGTGCGTTACAGCAATTTATATCATACTCAGAAGCCTTATTTGTAGTATCTGGATGACTATGTACAATTGCAAAAATATCACACTTACTTTTTATCTCTAAATACTCTGAAGAGGATAGTATAAAATCTTCTTCATCTTTTGCAATATTTTCACAAGGAAACCACTTCTTTTTACCTTTTACAATTCCTATTACACCACAACCTTCTCGAGGATATTCTTTTTCGAAGTGTTCTTTTATCTCATCAATCACTTAAACTTTTTGCTTCCTGGGAAGCCTCCAAACGGCAAAGGTACGTTTTGATTCAAGGTGGAACCGCTATAGTTTCCTTGAAATCTTTTTTTACACCCAGTTAAAGTTTTGCTACAAAGATCTATTCTCCTCCAATATTTTCTGTAAGTTCTTGGGTCTTTTGCACTATTTGAAAAAAGAGCTTCCCAAACTCTCGTATGAGTATGTCCATTTACAGTATCTGTTGTAAAAGCTTTATCCCCAACACTATAACTTGTTGAATTTGACCAAACATTAATTGCTGCAGTTTGACTTAAATCTCTACTAATTAAATCATCATTGCTTTTAAAATACAAGCCTTTGCCATTTGGATCTGCATAAGGTTGATTATTTAAAGGCCAAGTACATCCCCCTCCGAGACCTAATTGAACTCCTTGATACTGCCAAGGACAATATTTGCCAATAACAACTCTATGAGGCAGCTTTGCTCCTTCAATGTCAAAAGGTGAAGCAAGTTCAAAGGCTACAAATATATTATTCTCCGAAGCAATTCTATCTATATAAAAAGTTTGCGGAGGAAACTCAGGAGAGGTAGAACTGTTATTATCTGTATTTGATTTTAAAGTTCTATGATAAATTACTCTTGTTCCGATTAAATCATCATTTGTCTCAAAGTTTAAAGCTACTCGAATATCGTTCAATAACTCTTCATTATTATCTAAACTTTTTGTAAGTGCCGGGATATTTGCAACAGTTAGAGTTGGACGGGGCGCAGCTCCTGTTGAACTCATTTCTATACCATCTATTTGAATCGGGATTGCAAAGTAATCATTTGTTCGAAACTCTATTTTATCTGTTCCGTCGTCTAATCCATTAAATAGATAGTATGTGGTATTCTCATCAGGAGATATAACCTCAAAGAGTTCCACAAGGCTATCATCGATTCCATCGTCCTGTACTGCATCAATTAAATCTGTCATTTTTAGGGCTCATAAACTCTTCGTAGAGTTGTTGTTAAACTATGATAGTCTGTATGTCCATATTGAATTTGATATGTGTCACAAACTACTTTTATGCTGCTTGTTGTAAGACTTCCACTGGAAAAAGTATCTGTAATTACTAAAGTAAAGCTAAGGGCTGCTTTACTATCTAAATATGCTGCAATTAAGTTAATTTCATCTGCACTGCGATTATTAAAAGAGATGTTAAAATTTTCGGTTTTTGTATTTATGCCATCTCTTACTCTTTGCTCATATCCGTCACCAAACTTTGCAGTAAGTACTCGTTGCTGTGCTTGTCGAGATAGTCCTCGATCTGCTACAGCCTCAAAACTAGAGCTACTAGAAGTATTCTTTAAAGTATCTACTTCTCCAGCAGGTATTGTAAAACTAAATGTAGCCATTAAGATGCTCCATAGGGACTAAGCATCCCACCATTTCTTCTCTGATTCATAATCTCTTGCTGGACTGCCGCTGCAATTGCTTTTCCAAGATTTGCTCCTTGAGAGCTATCTGACTGCATATTTTGCGAAGCCTGACCATTACTATCTACAGATACGTTTACAACTACATTATTGTTCTGACTTCCACCATTTTTTAGCTCTACAGGAATATGTCGGTTATGGGGAAGAGGAACTACAGCTTCTGTTCCATGTAAAATTGTAGGATATCCTGCTTGTGGGCCTTTTGCAACTCCTCCTGTTGAGTATCCTTGAGGCATCATTCCGTATCGTGCAAATCCCATAAATGAGGCTCCTGATGAAGCAGTTAAAGCTAGTGTATTTGCTGTAAGAGCTGCTGTATTGGCTGAGGTCATTGTACTGTTAAACATTTCTGCAATTTTTAATCCAATCATTACAACTTGCAACCCCAGCATTATTGTACCAAGTACTTGAGTTACTGTACTATTTCCTGTTAGAGCAGCAATAGATAAGCCCAGTCCTAGAATATTCATTCCAAGAGATTGAGTATTCATACCAAGTGTTTCTGTTAAGGTACTTAAAGCTCCTGTATTTTCATTTCTTGAGGCTTTCTCTTCCTCTTTTTCTTTATCATCACCGCCAAAAAGACCCCCAAAAAAACCTCCCCCTTCTCCTTGCTGAGTATCCGTTGTGCCATTTCCATACAATAAAGAACTATCTTCTACATGAGAAGTTAAAGGATCTTTTGCAGGAATAGTAGACTCTGGACAAAGCTTTACACACTCCATCGGACTAGCTCCGGGAGAAGTCGTTGCAGAAGTAGGAGTTGCAGTCCCAGGAGTTGAAAGAGCTCTTTTAACTGCAGCCTCCATATCTCTTGCAGCATCTGCATTCACTTGTCTCATTTTATTTTGATTATCGAGATTAGCAGCCTCCATTTTTTCTTTCATATCTTCAGCAGGAGTCTTTATTTTAAAAATACCTTTCATTATTTTTCCCGTAATAATGTTAGCTAATGTATCTGCAATAGAATTGAGAACTCCTTTGGCAATTGCAATAACTGCATCCTTTAAACTTTTCTCTTCTCCCTTAATAATTTTTGCTATTTGTTGCTCTAAGTTGGATTCAAGAGCTTGAAACGCCGCATCCTCTAGTCTTGCTAGCATATCTACCTGTCTTTCTAGCTCAGCGGTTTTTTGTTCTGACAGAGATAACTCTTCCCGAGAGGTCTCAATAATTCTCTGTCTCGCTCTTTGGTTATCTATAAGTCCTTGCTGTTCTTTGGTTCTTTCATTTTTTGCTATTTTTAGGTACTCATTATACTTTAAAGAGTCCTCATTTATTAACGTTTGAGCCGCAGAAATTTTCTTAGAAAGAAGTTCCTCTTTCTCTCTATTTTTAAGAATAGATGCCCGTAGACTTAAATCTCTTTTAATAATTTTTGTTTTGCCTAAAGATAGCTTTGCTAGCTGGTTTTCAACTCTTAATA